ATCACGGTCAAGCACTTCCTTGATGGATTCAAGTAACTCTCCCTCTACAGCATGCTCATCTTCTGCTTGGAGTATTTCCTCGGCTATGCCCTCTGGTAACTCGTAGTCGAGTTCAACTAGTTCGCTTGCCTTGTGCCCAGAACTGATGTGGTCCGTGACATCTTTGCCAAATGGAGACATGAGTACACGACAATTTCCACCAGCGGCAAGAAGTAGCTCACGGACGCTTAACGCGTGCTTCTTTCCTGGTTCATCATTGTCAGCGATAATCTCTACAAACTCCGCTCCAGCGAGTATGTCTGTGAACTCTTGTTCCCAGTGGCCAGCACCGCTAGACATAGTTGTCGCACAAAGACCTTTAGACACAAGTGTGTCTACGTCTTTCTCCCCCTCAACAAGCCAAATTGTCTGCTTGTTGATTATTGCTTCAATTACTTGCGGCAGTCTGTAGAGAACTTTGCGTACGCCCGATGCACTCCAAATGTATTCAGTTGGATTATCTGGGTCGATACGGCGATGACTAAACGACTTCGCACCATCATCAGTTACGTAGCGAAGCTTTTCGTACAGGAGATTGCCAACTTCATCTTCGTACGGGTAAACCTTTGTAAGCTTGCGCTTCTTCTTTGGTGACTTGTTGGCGTTGAGTTCTTTCTTGCGAACCGATACTTCGGAGCCATTGATATTCAGTGCGCTGCATATCTCCGTAAAGTCACACGGGTCGCCATAGTGGCAAGTCATCAAGAGCTCTCCACCATCACCCTCACCGATACTCAATGACGGATTTTCGTCGTCACTTCGACACGGACAGCGAGCAGCCCATTGCGTAGGACTGTTTTGGTGCACACCGTCCAAGCGGTCTAGCACTCGCTGTACTTGTTCTGATGCCATTTGTTACTTTGCTTTAGGTTTCAGGGATGCACGATAGCGTCGACGGCGCTCACTTTGTCGCTGCTTCGGTGTTAGTCCAGCCCACATACCATGAAGATTTGGTGAGCGTAAAGAGAACTCTAAACATTCCTCACTTGCAGGACATGTCTTGCATATCTGCCGCGCTCGGGCGAATGACTCGTGGGTGGCTGCACCATGCTCTGGGAACCACCAATCTGTTGGGAGACCTTTGCAATCACCAACAAACTTGGGCAATGGTTCTTTTGGAAAAAACATATCCAGTTCAGTTACTGCATCAAGCTTTCCAGTGCTTCCATGATTGCGATTCTTTTGAGGTTCCTGCATGCGCTCAACGATACAAGGGCGAAAAAGCTATTGCAAGTTATTAGTCGAAATATCTCACTAATTTCTTAGCCATATTCCTGGCTATTTTCCTCAATCTAGCTTTCGTTGTCAGACCGCCAATAGACCTTGTGACGAATGACTGCATCGCTATGTCACATTCATACGCAATACCCAGAACGAGGTCTTGATATTCATCGGAATTTGTGTAAGCGTCCCAGATGTGCGGGTGAAAAGTGTCATGCTGGTAGAACATGTAATCATCTAGTGCAGATTTGTCTGCGATTACTTCTGTTCTCCAGCCTATTTTGCGCTCAATGTGGTTCATCACGTCCGCAATAGTCGCTATACCACCAAAATCCCAAGCTTCATTAACGAATTCGCTAATAATTCTGTCTTGGATAATCAATCTTCTGAAGTCTTCTAGCGGAGTGGTCTCTTCTTCGTCGTAATCTTCGTCGCTGATGAATACTGGGTCGTTTTCATCTTCCCAATCGAACGGACCGTCGCTATTTGACATGTATTTATGATACCACCGCGCGATGAGCAAGTATCTTTTTTTGTGTGCTTGATGAATTTTCGTCCATCGCTGCAATTGCTCCTGCTATCGGGTCTGACAAGCGATAGAAATCGATGTATTCGACTATTGCGTTATACAGAGACCAGCCATTGAAGCCAAACTTGCCAGCATTTCTGTCGTTCAAGTAAATGTTGCGAATAAGTTCGTATATTCCTTCACGATTATTCTTTTGGCGCTCTGTCTCACCCTTATCTTTAGGGAATACAGCCTCAATTACTGAGTCAATCTTCTTCCCTCCAAGTGGTGCTTGGATAGAAAGCATCCGTTCAGCCTCTTGTCCAAAAGATTCAGCCCATTTGACAGATATGTTCAGTACTTGTCGCGCTTCTTCGAGCGTTCCATCGACGTTTCTTGTGTGTCTTGCCGTGAATACGCGTTGAGCGTGCTTCAGACCAAGAACAACCGTGTTGCTACAAACCGCACGGATGTCGGTATTTGCATAACGAATAGGCCAAATGCCATCGTGACCCGCTGACACAACCAAGTAGCGAGCAATCTTGTCGTTAACGCCGGCAGGGTCGATAACTAGCCCACCCAGTTCGATGGTCGCAAAGAAACGGGAGCCATTTCGCAGAACGCCCAAGGTGTCCATTACGGCATCGCCCTCTGAGGCGCCGACAACAGCAAGTGCTCGTTCTAATACTTCCTTGTTTTGGCGTACTTCATATCGAGTACCCACAGTTGCAAGGGCATTAAAAGAACCGTCAAGATTCTGGCGGACAGTAGCCCGACTATCTTCGACCAAGACAACAGAACCATCCGAGTTGCGAATTAAGTCGCCGTTGTCGTCGACTGCAGCAACACGGGTAAGAATGACGTCATAGTCGGCCTGGGCCGCTTCGAGCATTTGCTCCAATGTTTGGAGACCTTCCATTGGGACGCCAAGTCGGTGCCATGGGGTCATCCGCCCGCCGCCTGTTGCATAGGCCATCTTCGCCTTCTGCCCTGTAATTTCAAGTTCGTGTGCCATGGAATCTCCTTGCACTTACTCTACCACTCAGGTAAGTGTGTATAGAATGTTGTCAAGTTGTGCAAGAGCGTTTCCACTCCGACCGGACCTGGAAGCGCCTCCGCAATTAGGAGTGGCCTGGGACTTTTTTCCTTTCTTCCCAGGTCACTCCGATTTTTAACTCTTCTTTTCGAAACCTACAATTTCTGAGATGAATTCGTCAACAAGTTTCAAAAACTCATCTACGGTGAACTTCTTCTTCCCTCTGGTTACATTTATCGTCTGCATTCTCGTAACGCAAATCTGGTCGTCTGATTTTGTGCCTCGATATATGGTTATTGTTTCGTCTTTGTCCCAGATGGCCTGCCATACATCGAGCCCATCGTCTTTGATGTCTAATTCGTAGACTTCATAATGCTTTTTTGTCATGTGTGCATCCTACACATCTTGGGTAGGATAATCAAATGACACGGCAGCGTTTATTTTTAGACATAAATTGCGTTGATGCAGCTCGTGAGCGCATACGTCACGTTTATGACACCTTTGACACCGTGTGCGTGCAATTCTCTGGCGGTAAAGATTCGACCGCTGTTCTATATCTAGCAAAAGAAATACATGAAGAACGTGGTCTTGGTCCTGTAAAGGTAATCTTCCGCGATGAAGAAATGGTCAGCCCTTCCGTGGTTGAGTTTGTAGAGAAAGTTCGCAACTACGACTGGGTAGATATGGAATGGTATTGCCTACCGTACGGAGCAGAAGTATGGGTGCTTGGTCGTCGTGAATATTGTTTGCTCTGGTCTAAGTTCCGTGAAGAACAGGGTCGTCTTGTTCGCCCAATGCCTCCGTGGGCAATTCGCGCAGAACACTTTGGTCTAGACCCATCTAAATCGATACCAGAATCTGTCGACTACTACACGATGCAGGGAAAGAAGGGCAAAGTCGCTTTCATTACAGGTGTACGCGCTAATGAGTCAATGATTCGTTACCGTTCTTGCGTACAAAAGCTCCACGAAAATTACATAGTCATTCCTTTCCGTATGAAAAAGAACATTCCATTGCGATTCGCCAAGGTTATTTACGACTGGGCAACAGACGATGTTCTTAAGTTTATATCTGAAGAGCACGGCGCAGAGTACTGCGAGTACTACGACCTAGCCGCACTCACGGGTAGTAACACTCGTGTTGGCATACCATTACATGCTGTCGCTATTCGTCGTCTTGGTGATGTTGTGGCTACAGAGCCTGGGTTCTATGACCGTTTGTATGAATGCTTCCCGCATATCGATGCGCAACGCCGGCTATGGACAGACTTCGACCTAGAGAAATGCATTATGCAATACGCCGTAGACGGCTGGAGTGGTGTTAAGCGCTGCGTTGACGAGAATATGGCTACTCCAGGCTTGCAAACTCGCGCGCGAGCGTACTGTGCTGAGTTTCGCAAGAAGCACAACAAGGACCCAAGGTCTTATCCGTTGCATTGGTTGGTACGCAATCTTCTTATCCATGAGATAAACATCACTTCTGTCAACCCGATTGGTCCTGGAACCCGCGCCTATACGATTCAACAGGAACAAGACGCGTTAGATATCGATAATCTCGGCTTTTGAGCGGCCGGCAATACGTATTGCTTGTTCAGCATCCATAAATACAACCACGTACGATATTTGTAAACCTTCTTCGTTGTATTCCGAGACCACATCGATTGCTTCAGCGCTCAGACCCAATACGGATGCAAGCGAAGCTCTCAGTTTTCCAATATCTGTCTCTGCGGTTGCTATTTCCGAAGCATCCTCATCTACCCATACTGGTTCTGCGTATTCAATGCTCGTAGCTTTTGCTATCTCCGTAAGAGTGTCACGGGCTTGTTGAGCTTTCACACAAAGAGTGCACGCAATCTTGTCCGTTGTTAATGCGCGCTTCCGATATTCGGTGTGACCACATTCGAGCCTATGGGCATATTCAACTTTGCCCCACGAGCCGGAACGAGAAATCTCTATTACCAACCGCTGTGGTGCAGCTTTCTTGTTTACGTCAGTCATCAAGAGCCTTGAGCGTTTTCATGTAGGCAATGCCCTTCTCTGTTACGCGGATAAGCACTTCGCCGTCTTCGTTTTCTCCACAAGTCTCCACCATCCCGCCATCGAGTAGGTAAAGCAATTCTTCTTCAAGGTCCCAAGCGTCTTGATTTGCAGGAAATTCAAACTCCATTTTGCCCATGAATAGATAATACCGTTTCTACTTATTGAAGTCAAGACCTAATTGCAAGAAGTTCATAACGATGTCTTCTGCGCCGGCAACACTTTCTATATCTGTACCATCAGTAGCAGCATTTACTACTCCACGCTTAGCTTGAATCAAAGAAAATATCTCTTCATCTATAGTCCCTGCGGTGAGTAAGTATGTCGCCATAACAGAACCCTTCTGTCCGATTCTGTGGCAACGACTGTAAGTCTGGTCAACATCTGCCGGGGTCCATGGCAACTCAATAAATAGAACTTCTTGTGCAGAAGTAAGTGTGTGTCCAGTCTTTGCAGCTTGGATAGAAAGAACAATAACTGGGGCTTCATCGATACTGCCGTTCTGAAATAGAGCTTTAGCTTTCTGCACATCTTCCACGTTCATTCCACCCTGAATCTTCAGGCCGCAGTAATGGTTTGAAATTGCGTCAACGATGTCTCGGTGGTGAGCCGCCACAACCACCTTTTCGCCTGCGGCTATCTTTGTATCAATCCATTCGTACGCTGCTTCCATCTTTGCTTTAGCTGCAAGCCGGCGAAGTACGGACATCCGCATCAAGTGTTCATGTGACTCCGCGCGTATACGGGTGCGAACGGCTGCCGAGTATGGAGATGCACCTATCTCTAACGCAATTTCACGCGCACGGTCAACAAGATACTGAACAATGTCATCACGGGCTTCTGCATACTCCTTCATGGCTGCTTGCGAACCTGTAACAATCACGCGTGAATGGCGTACCGGCGGCAGCTCCGAAAGAACCTGTTCCTTGGTGCGACGAATATAGCAAGTTGCGCGCAATGTGTCGTTGAGTTCTTCCAAGTTTGTCGCGCCGTCAACATGCCATTGCCCGAAACGGTCACGAAACGCTCCGCAGTATCTACGGTAGAAACCCCACAGCCCACCAAACTTATTCAACTGTCCAAGTATGTCTAATTGTGCCGCATACTCCGCAGGGCGATTGGTTATCGGTGTTCCGGTCAGGCACAACACAAGGCCATCAGCAGGAGCTGACCTTGCCATCTTGATTGCCGACTTCGTCCGTTTGGCTGTCGGTGTCTTTGCGTAATGGCTTTCGTCGTAAACATAAGCTGTGTGATTTAGCAGCAGGTTGCACCAATGGTCAATGTTGGAATATCCGACGACTATTACGTCGTAACTCAAAGGTTCAGGAAACTCGGACCGATTCGCAACGTATGCAACGTTTCGGTGTGGTAGCCATTTATTGAACTCATCACGCCAGTTCAACACCAGTCCCGGAGGGCAAACAACAACAGCAGGATAGCTGTTGGTGTTTTCCAGCGTGCCGATGGCTTGCATTGTTTTACCAAGTCCCATATCGTCAGCGATAAAACAACGCCGTGCCTTTGATGCGTACACGATTCCTGCTTTTTGATACGACAACAACTGCCCGTTGAGCGTTGGTATCTCAAGTTCTGCATCTTTAGCCTTTGATGATGCAATTGCCTCGGTTCGTTCCACATCTAGTGCGTCCGCTTCTGCAACTATGTCACCGTTGATTCGTTCACCAAAAGTCTCCGCCCATTTGATGACCTCACGGATTGCGGTCATTGGCGCACGCCACGCCTTTGACTCCGCATGCCAAGTAATCCCAGGCAAAAGTTTTGCTGCTCTGACCTTTACGGGGTCATACCTGAAACTTAGATACAACCACTCACCGTCTTTGTATACACCGTTAGCAACATTCACTGGATTCGGTAAATCAAACCTTAAAACCTCTGGGTCTATGGTGAAGTCGTGCTTGTATCCAAAATCTCGGGCGAAGTTCAGGCTTGACATCGGTACTCGCCACACTTTTGCAACTTTGTCCCATTTAGCCCCTGGTATTAACTTCACATTCTCCACTTCTTTTGGGTCGTACGGGAAAGTCAACACGAGGTGGTCGTCGGATAGGACCATCGTCTTCTGGGGTATCGGTAGATACATTT